AAAATGAAAAAAGATAGCACTAAAAATGAGATGGAGGCTATTTTAGAAAGTGAAGCTATCTACATGCTAAATACTATAAGAGGTATAATATCAAATGACCGCAGAACTAGAAGTGGTAAGCGATTGACGTTAGAAACTTATAACGATTATCCTAGTGGCGTAAGTAATAACGCTAAAAAAGGAATTGAACTAAACGAGAAAGTAAATAATAAATGTGCTACTCAGGTCGGCAAAATTCGTGCAACTCAGTTAAGAGACAAAAAAAATATAAGCTTAGAAACCATTAAACGGATGTATAGCTTTTTAAGTAGGGCGGAAGAGTATTACGATGAGAATGACAATGAGGCTTGCGGAACTATCTCTTATTTATTGTGGGGTGGTAAAGCTGGTTTAAGGTGGTCAGCAAGTAAACTAAAAGAACTAGGTGAGATAAATTTAGAGTCAATGTTAATTAATGATGACTTTGCTATTATTGACGATAGGCTTGCATATTCAACAGAAGAAAAAGCTCAGGAAATGGCAATTAACATAGGCTGTGAGGGAATACACACACATGAGTTTCAGGGTGAAACTTGGTATATGCCATGTGAAAAGCACAAAATGAAAAAATACAAGTGTCCCCCGGGTTTTAAAAAAGATTATGTAAAACATAAATGTGTTAAAAAAAAAAGTAGCTATGCAGAAGTAGGTCCAAGAGGTGGTATTAGAAAAAGCCCAAAAGCACCAGCAAGCGGAACACCTAACAGAAATCCAAAAGGAAAAGGAACAGCTAAAGGTAATGCTTCTACAAGTAGAGGTGCTAAAGTAAGTAAAGCAGATGAGGCTAAACTTCAAAAAAAGAGTGATGAGTTTAACGAAAGATACAAAGAAAAGTTAGGTTATGGTGTAACAATAGGTCAATTAAAAAGTGTATTTCAAAGAGGTTTAGGTGCTTTTAACGTTTCACACTCACCAAAAATAAAGTCACCTACTGCTTGGGCTATGGCTAGGGTAAACGCTTACTTGTATCTAGTGAAAAATGGTAGACCTCAAAACCCTAAATATACTGGAGACTTTGACTTATTACCTAGTAAACACCCTAAGTCACCTAAAAAGTGATTAAGCTAGGTGAGTATAATGGTAAGATAATAGAAATACCAGATTTAATAATTTATATGCTGGTATGTTTTTTAGTAATAATAATTTTAAGTAAATCAAATGAGAAAAAAAATCAGAAAAGTTAGAATATCAAATGGTAGGTTAAGTAGGACTTCGCGAAAAGGTGGTAAAAGAGGTTGTTTATGTGAAGATAATACTTACCATGTAGACTGTTGCGACGGTTCACTATATGCTCAAGGAATAGGTGCTGGGTAAAATAATTACTTAATAAGTATATCATTTTCAGCTTTTGTACGACTTACTAGTATGAAAGCACAAGAAATACTTAATAAAATCAAAAATGTAGTTGGTGTTGAACTTTCTGAAGAAACAGCAATACAACTAGAAGAAATGAAACTCGATAACGGCACTATTCTAGTAGCCGAATCATTTAAAGCTGGTGAGTCAGTATTCATTAAATCAGAGGATGAAGAAATTGCTTTGCCCGTTGGTGAATATGCCTTAGAAGATGGCAGAAAATTAATGGTTAAAGAAGAGGGTTTAATTGACTCTATTATGGAGGCTGAAAAAGAAGAAGAAAAAGAAGAGGTTGAGGCAAGCGAGGAAACGGTTACAGATAACAAAGAAACTGAAAATCAAGAAACTGAAAACACAGAACTTGAAGAAGAAAAAGAGGAGATGTATGTTACAAAAGAGGAGTTTGCTTTAGCAGTAGAAGAAATTAAGTCAATGATTGAAAAGATTGGAGATAAAAAAGAAATGAGTGAGGAAGTTCAGGAAAAAGAAAAACTTTCAGCAGATGTAGTCGAGCCTATAAAACATAATCCTGAAAAAGAGGAAAAGTCAACGGCTTGGTTTTCTAAAAAATATTATCCTAATACAATACAACAAAGGATATACAAACAACTAAATAATAACTAAAAATAAATAAAAATGGCAACTAGTTTGACAACCAGTTATACTGGCGAATATAAAGACAAAATGATTGCCTCTGCTTTATTGTCAGGGCGAACATTAGCGAACGGTGGGTTAACTGTTTACCCGAACGTGGCATTTAAAGAAGTAATAAAAAGAATTGATTTAGGCGGTGATTTAGTTACGGCGGGAGCTTGTGACTATTCAGACGCTGGCACAGTAACAATTGACGAGGCAGTTCTTGAGGTTAAAGAATATCAGATTAATAAAACTGAATGTAAAAAAACTTTTTCTCAGGATTGGATTGCGGCTCAAATGGGTTATTCAATGGATAGTCAAGTGCTACCAAAAAGCTACTCAGATTTTATTGTACAGCAATATATTGCAAAAATAGCTGAATTTGTAGAGCAACAAATTTGGACAGGTAACGGTTCAGGTGGTAACTTAACTGGGTTTACAACAACTTACGCTGCAAGTGCATCTTCATTATTAGGTGGTGCAAAGGTCACAGGAACAACTGTAGACGCCTCTAATGTTGTAACAGAGATAGGAAAAGTGGTCGATAATATTGCTGCTAATAAAGCATCTCTATTAGATAAAGAAGATTTACACATCTATATTAGTAATTCTATATATCAGGCTTATGTTAGAGCTTTAGGCGGTTTTGGTGCTAATGGATTAGGTGGAAACGGTTTCGAAGGACGTGGAAACAATCAAGACTTAGGAGATAATTTACTATTCGACGGAATTAAATTATTTAGAGCTCCTGGTCTACCTGCAAACGACATGGTAGCTGCTCAAAAATCAAACTTATTCTTTGGTTGTGGTATTGAAGGTGATATGTCAGAAATTAAACTGATTGACACAGGAGATACTTTAGGCGATCAAAATGTGAGATTTGTAGCTAGGTTTAAGGCTGGTATTCAAACAGGATTCTTAGGTGAGGTTACTTACTACGGTTAATTAATTAATAACGAGGGCTTGCAATAGCCCTCTATTTAAACTTTAAAATATGAGTTGCGATCTATCAGCAGGACGGAATGTACCATGTAGAGACAGTGTTGGTTCAATACACGCAGTCTATTTTATAGACTTTGGAGATTTAGGGACAGTCTCTATAACGAATGATGAGGTGACTGACGTTTCAGGGACATTTAACGCTTATAAATATTTAGTAAAAGGTGCTAATTCCTTAGAACAAGCGGTTACAGCAAGTACAGAAAACGGTACTGTATTTTTTGAACAGACTTTAACGTTGAACTTACAGAAGTTAACTAAAGAGGATATGGTTCAATTAAAATTACTTTCTTTTGGAAGACCACATTGTGTTGTCGAAGACATGAACGGTAACTTCCTTTTAGCAGGAAAAGACCATGGAATGTCAGTATCAGGAGGTAGTATTACAACGGGTGCTGCTATGGGAGATATGAGCGGTATTAGTTCACTAACTCTTGTTGCAAATGAAAAGCTACCTGCAAATTTTATAAGTGGAGCGACACAAGCTGATCCTTTTGCGGGTTGTTCATCTGCTACAGCAACAATTGTAGTTGGTACAAATAGTTAAGATTTTTTATTGTAGCTATAAGGGGTTATAGCGTAAAGGGTGAAAGAGGGCGGATTTTATATTAATCTGCTCTTTTTTTTTAAAAAATTATAAAATGCAAATATTAACAACTTCAGGAGGAACTATAAACTTTATACCTAGAGAAAAAATAGAAAGCTCTAAAACCTATGTAATTATAATAACGTCTGAAAGTGAAAACAAAGCTATTTTAACTGACTCAAGTCCAGTTATTGGAGATGCAAGTTTTTACAACACCTACACAACAAACCAAACTTTAAAAGAGGGTGAATTTTATACTATTAATATAACAAGTTCAACAAACAGTTTTTCCATTTTTAGAGATAAAATATTTTGCACAGATCAAGCTGTAGGAAGTTTTGAAATAAACAATGGCGTTTACACATCGCACGCTAGCAACAACGAATTTATATATTATGAATAATTTACATTTTATAGAATTAAGTCAATATGAACGTCCTTTAGTAACTGAGGAAACAAATCGCGATTGGGTAGGCGTGGGTGAAAATAACGATTACTATAGAGGTCTTATTGACTGTTTTATGGATTCTACTACAAATCAAGCTGTTATTACGGGAATAGCACAACAGATTTATGGTAGGGGATTGGAAGCAACAGATTCAGCACAAAAGCCTGAGCAGTTTGCAGAAATGAAAAAATTACTAAAGCCAGATGTTTTAAGAAAGATATGTTTAGACTTAAAAATGTTAGGTGAGGCAGCTTTACAAATTACTTATAAAGGCACTAAAATAGATAGGGTTACACATTTCCCAAGAGAAACCTTAAGACCTGAGAAATGCAACGAAAATGGTGAAATAGAGGCGTATTATTATAGTGCTGATTGGTCTAAGGTTAACCAAAATACAGAACTTACTAAAATACCTGTGTTTGGTAGTAAAGGAACAGGGAATGAAATAAAGATTATTAAGAGATACGTTACTGGCTACCATTATATAAGTCCTGCGGATTATTCTACTTCGTATGCTACTTTAGAAAAGGAGATTGCAGACTACTTAATAAATGACGCTCAGAACTCATTTTCAGGCACTAAGGTTATCAATTTTAATTCGGGAATACCATCAGAGGAAAAAATGCAACAAATTAAAAGCCAAGTAATGAACAAGCTTACAGGCTCATTTGGTGAAAAATGTATTATTGCTTTTAACCATAATGCAGAACAAAAAACAACAGTTGAAGATATTCCCCTTAATGATGCACCTCAGCACTATCAGTATTTAAGTGAAGAATGTTCTAAAAAGATTTTATTATCTCACAGGGTTACAAGTCCATTGTTACTAGGTTTAAGAGACTCCTCAGGCGGTGGTCTAGGTTCAAATGCTGATGAAATAGAAAACGCTCAAAAGCTATTTTCAAACACTACTATTAGACCTTATCAAGATTTAATTATCGACTGTTTAGATTCAATTTTAGCGGTAAATAATATTTCTCTTAATTTATATTTTAAGACACTTGACCCATTAGACTTTATTGATATAGAGGTAGAAAACAAAGAGGTGATAGAAGAAGAAACAGGAGTAAAGCAAGAGCAAGAACTTGAAATGCTAGCAGCTAAGAATATAAAAGATGAGGATAGCGATAAATTACTTATAGAGGCTTTAAATGACTTAAAAGGTGAAATTATAGATTCTAACGAATGGCAAATGGTAGACGTTAGAGACTATGATGTGGATAACGAAAGTGAGCAAGACTGGGCAGATGAAATGATAAAATTTAGTATTGACAATAAAGAAAGTGGGTTTTCAATATTAGATAAATCATATTATAAAATACGTTATAAATACGTTAAGGGCAGTAGAAAGCCACAAAAACACCCGTCAAGATCGTTTTGTGAGGAAATGATGAACAGAACTAGGCAGGGTATTGTTTATAGAATAGAGGATATTGACAAGGCTAGCAGGCAAATGAATTTTAAGGCTGCTAAGTTACCTATGCACAACGGGCAAAAGTACGACCTCTTTAAATTCAAGGGCGGTGTTTATTGTAGACATAAATGGCAGCAAGTATTATATAAGGTTAAAAAACTAGATGAAAAAGGCAGTAAAGATTTAAAAGATTATAAAAAAGTTAAGTCAATACCTAAAAGTTACAAACGTAGCCCAGCAGGAAGTAAAAAAGCAAGTAAAGCACCCGTTAACATGCCAAAACAAGGAGCATACCCAAGTTAAAAAATTAAAAAATGGCAAAAGCACTATTCATAACACAAAGAGACGTAAAAAGGTTTACAGCAGCAAATGGTAACATTGATACTGATAAACTTTTGCCTTATGTGGAAATGGCTCAGGAAATAGATATACAAAGGTTGTTAGGAACAAAGCTTTATGACAAAATATCTGCTGACATTGAGGCTAACCCCCAAACACTTACAGGAAACTATTTGACTTTAGTAGAAACTTACATTAAGCCGACTTTAATTCATTATGCCATGATGTACGCACTACCATATTTAAGTGTAACTATTGCAAATGGTGGTGTTTATAGAAATAACCCTGAGAATGCAACTGCCCTATCAGGTGAAGAGATTAATGAATTAGTAGACAAGGAACGTGATGCAGCACAATATTATAGTCAAAGAATGATTGACTTTTTAAATTTTAATGCTAGTGCTATGTTTCCTGAGTATTACACAAATAAAAATGAAGATATTAACCCTGACTACTCGGACGATTTCGGGGGTTGGGTATTAAATTAAGATTATGTCAGATTCAA